TATGTCTTTTATCGCCTGTGTAAAATATTGCCAATTTTTCTTTCATATAAAATCGCTTAAATTATCTTGATCTCTTTTTATATTTACAGCCACTGCTCTGGGCCAAGGATTAGCTTCGTTGTAGTCGTTTATTAACACACGCTTGGTATTTGGCAATCCGGAAATTAATTTGAAGTCAACAAATCCTAGATCTTTTAGCATTTGCTCTGTTAGTGCATGTGAGTTACTGCTTCGTGCGGTGGTAAAGATTACTTGACTGCCATTGGCAATTAATTCTTTAACACGTTTTATATTCTTTTCGAGTGGAATCGGTAGGGTTCCTACTTCTAGTCTCGACTGTGCTTTGATTATTGTACCGTCAACGTCGCAGAACAGCACAGCCTTATCGTTATACTCAAACCATTCTTCTGCGGTGCCTACATCTACATAATTTGTAACAGCACTTTCTTTGAATATTGCACCATCGTTAAGACATTCTTCGATAATATGGCTAACAAAGATTTCTTTAACGTGTGCATCTTTTAATTTTTCAAAAACAGCGGTAAACATATCTGCTGATTCAAATTTATAACCGCCCACACAGAACTTATCAGATACTACCTGCTTTTCGATAATGCTGGTAATAATTCCTTGATCGTTAGACACTATAAAACTCTTACTAGCTAGACGTTTTAGGATTTCGTGATCTCTAATATTTGAAACGCAGACATAATTGCCTTCTTGATAATCGTGGTCAAAAAAGCTATCGCAGTCTTTGATTAAAAATTCTTCTGTAGTCAAGCCTGCCTGTTTTAATATTTGATAGACTGTGTCAGCAGGCCCGGTTGTTCTTGTTTCTAAAATTATAACCTGTATAGCATCACCGTATTCATTCTTGATATATTCAGCAGTGTTATATTGATCATTGTGCTCTTTTAGAATACCGATAGTGATGTTATGCTTGCCTATAAATGATTCAAGAGACCGTTCAAACATGTACTTGCCTTGAAAGTCTGCAAGAATATATTTTGGACGCATATTAGGAAATCTTGTCGATAATCCAGCGGCTGGCATTATTATTTCCATAATAAATTAATTCCTTTTAATAAAAAATTTCTTTCGAGAGTGTCTGGTTTGCTGTGCCTGTACACTCTTAGCAACATTAGAATTAACAGATAGTCGTTGGCTGTTTCTGGATATCGTTCTACTATTCTTTGTTGTATGTGTTTGGTTTTTACATCTAACATCACATTATCTTTTCTAGTAAACCATCCTAGTTCCAGATCTTGTCTTAATTTTGCAATATCAAATACGTATGAATCGTATTCTATTGTTGCACAATCGATGAGGAAAAATCCGCGATCAGCAGTAAAAATAATATTTTCTAATGTTAAATCACCGTGATAATTCGAACTTGGCAATATTTTAGGAAGACGTTCCAGTAGTTGTTCGCGAGTAAATGGCATCTCATCAAAACTAACTTCTTGTAATTTTTTAATATATGTTTCTGTATAGTCTTTGTCAACAGCGTTACTAGCAAGTTTATCTAATATAGACAATATAAAGTCTAGTAACTTTTCGTAGTTGTTAGTTTTAAGATATGATTTGATATCTAGTCCGTGCAGATATTCCATGTCGATCATCTTATTTGATATTGTGTATAGTTGTGGAAGTGGGTAATCTGCTGACAGTGCCCGCATACGCTCGATGTTTCTAGATATGTTACCGATCTTTCTTACAAAGAGTTTGTTGTGTTTCTGCATCAATAATATTTGATTCCCAGAAAACCCATAAAGTTCTTTAACTACCCTAGCAGCCATATCACTTGTATGCGACTACTCTGCTGTCGATGCTGGATTTGGCATGAAGATTACCTTCAATCTGCACTCTTGTGAAACCAGCATCGCGAAATATTCGTGACATACTTTCTCCGCTATAACCCCATTTGTGTAACATAGTCGGGTCTGGGTATCTAACAGAGTCGCCATATATACCTGCCACAGTTCTTTTGTGTAGGCGTTTGTCGTGTGACCAAAAACAGTCTGGATTGTTAACAACTTCTTGACACATTTTTAATAGGTCAGGCCACTCTGTCGCTGCTGCACCAGTTGGCCTAAGAATTCTATAAAATTCTTGATACATGGGTAAAAGATACTGTCGACTAAGATGTTCAATAACATGCACCGATAAAATTTCATCTACGCAGTTATCTGGCAACGGGAATGGTTTTGTAATATCGTGTATCAGCACATTAGGATCATGTGCCATGTAGTCACCGTCTATATTTAGGTATCCGTCAAATAACCGGCTACCGCATCCAAGATGCAATTTTACTTTTTGGCCGCTGTTTATTAGTTCAGTTACCTTTTCATTAAGCATTTTTTGTTCCGAGCATATTAATAGACAAATATTTAATATATTTCTTGGTTTTTCGTCCAGACTCATCGTAATCAGCAATTATCATTTTACGTTCACTAATTCGATCCATCTCTTGAAATTGAATATCATCTGCAGAGGTACTAGACCAAGCAAAATTGCCCCATGTAAAATTTGGATATAGGTATTCTATAGCACTATGTGTAAATCTATAATAGTCTTTGGGGTATCCGTGATATTTCCAAACCCACGGAACTGCAATATATAGTTTACCACCAGGCTTTACCAGCTCTGATATTTTTTCAGCCATGACCCAGGGATTCGGCACATGTTCCATTACACTGCAACAGATCACAAGATCAAAATGATTTTTAGGCAAGGGATTTTCAGGCGCTGTTAAATCGCATACCACATCAACATCTGTTCCGGGCTCTATATCAGTGCCAACATATTCTGTGGCTATGCGAGGCTGACCTTTAGTAGGGACGAAATATCCTCGAAACCCAGTAGAGTTTTCTCTGGCTCCAATTTCCAATACTGAACCTGTGAATGTTGGACATACTGTCTTAATGTAAATTAAATCGTTAGGACTTCCCATATTATTTCCCTAGTTGGTTAATGACTTCTTCTATAAATCGTTTAGATAACACTCGTGCTGAATATTTTTCTTCTGTATATTTCTGCCCTGCACGGATCCTTTCTAAGGTCTTACCGTGATGTGCCAGCGCCCATTTAATACCAGCAATGTAATCTTCCTGCCAAGTGTATGGTGCAAATTCTTCGTAGCTGGCCAATGCTGTTGTAATAACAAATTTGCCAGACATCAAACTGTCAATTAATCTATTTGCACTTTTAGTATCGGTTCTTGGATTGTCTGTTTGCACAGGCATCAATACGATATCGCACTCTGACAACAATTGGCCTTGTCGTTCCCAGGTCCACTCTTGCATATCAAGTTTGTCAAAATTAATTCCGCTGATCTGTCCTTTGGCCTGTCGAAGGCTCATTTTACTGATCAGTCTATCTGTTTTAGCACTGATCATGGTGTATTTGTAATTGCCAATTTCTTTTTCTAAACGCTGCCAAATTTCTACAACAGGCAAAAATTTAAAACTTGATTGACTGCCAAACCATAACAATTTAATTTCCTTGCCAGGAGCAAATGTTGGCTCAAGTTTAGGACGTTCAAACGGGTCTGGCATAACAATACTGTCTCGACCAGTATGATGCTTGGTACTCACACCCATCTGTACACTGTTAACCGACACAAGGTCTGCTAATCGGCAGCAAGGTTCGTACTCTTCTTTTTCTTCAAATTTATTATCGCAAAGATCGTAGATGGTTTTAGCACCTAGATCTTTGGCACGTTGTATGCTACTAGGCTGGCTACGTTTTAAAAATATCACAATGGTATTGTTGTCCACTTCTGACCAGTCAGTTAGAATTTTAGCATCGTAGCCTTGGTCAGCCAATGCCTGACAGGTAACTTCTCCACGTAATCGATGACTGGCTCGTTTTGGTTTGTATGCATCACTAAAGAATCTAATTTTCATTTTATTATCCTAATCGCACATTGAAAGTAGTTGTTCCTATGAAGAATTTCAAAGGTCCTATCAAATTTTTCAATCCAGTGTTGTAGCGCAAGATATTCCCCATCTTGCCATTTGGTAAATTCTTCAGGATTCCCCCAACAATAAAAATCATCAAAATGAATAATTGTTCCAGGAACTATTTGATTATTAAGTAAAGTTAAGACTGTTTCAGTACTAGAACATAAATCACAATCTATATGAATAAACTTTATAACACTAGAATTTTTATCAATCCACCCAGGAAGAGTTTGATCATACCAGCCTACTACTAATTTTACATTAGACAAAACAGCAGGAAGGTTCCCTCCAAGACTCATTTGTCCTTTTGGAAATACTCGATCATCAGTCATATGCCAGGATTCCGGCAATCCTTCAAAACTATCAAATCCGTATACAGTTTCATTTTTAAAAAAATCTGCTATTTGATTCAACGTTCGGCCTTTTAGTACACCGAATTCGCAGATGTAGCCACTTCCTGCAGTTTGTTCAAGAGAATATTTGATTAGATTCGCTCTGTGAAATTTTTGCCATGAACCTGGTATTGGTAATGGCGGCATTTCTCCAATTATCTTACTGTTGTGGAAACAATCAATAGAGTAGTTATTTTTGTTTATTTGATCCATTTCAAAATCCAATCTTTTTTATGTTGATCCACTACTCGATAACCCCAAGACTCTAATATTTTGATAGACGGTTTGTCAGTTATTGCGTCTTTGTACTCGTGCTTTTGTTGTTCAACAACGATCACTGGTTTATTTCTAAGAATAGTCTGCATTGCGCCAGCAAGGATTTCTTCTTCAAATCCTTCTACATCAATTTTTATCAAATCAATATTTTCATAGTTGTAACTATCCAGTGTCCTTAAAGGAATAGAACCCTTGCCTACTGATGTAGGATCGATATGACTATGCCCGGTATTCCCCTGAACAATATTCATTTCTATCAATGATTCAGTACGTCCAAGTGCTACTGGTTCAATTATATAGTTGCTGCCTGTTACATTTTTTTTAAAGCATTCTCTAAATTCAGGAACTGGTTCAAAAGCAATGACTTTTTCAAATTGTTTTACAAGATCGCAAGACCATAGACCTACGTTTGCACCGATATCAATACAGATTCTTTTGTTATCACAGAATGCAATTGCAGAATCTCTAGCCCTCCATTGATATCGAACTACTCCGTCATTCTTAAGACTTTTTGCTAGCATTCTAGGAAAATGATCATCATAATCCGGAAACCAAAATCCATGGCTTTGTTTCATATAATTTTACTCCAATAATTGCTTTTCCTCGGCATTTTTAAATCTATGGCCTTGCTGTGTCCTAGTTCTTTTCGATCATCACCTTTTAGGTGATCTAAATATTCACCCCATTCACTGTTGATAATCGGATGTCCTTCTCCTTGACTATTTCCTTTGTGAGGTCTAAGATCTGAGAGATGGTTAGACCAATCTAACTGACGTAGATCTGGAAATTTTTCTCTAACACGATCAAAAACAAAACTATCGTGCCATTCTTCCATTAAAAATATACCGTTCTCAGCATCATCATACACATGCTGAAATGCATTAAGAAAATTTCTTACAGCCTGCGATCGTAAATTCATAGCGTACAGTCCGCATTCTGAATATTTGCCTTTTCTTCCAAGATAACACAGATCTTTGTCGGCGGGGATTAATCGACGGATAGTATCTATGCTTATAGGACTATGACATACCATATCTGCGTCCATCCATATCAATATATCTGCATTAGTTTCTCGAGCACAGTGAAAAATAGCATAAACTTTGTGTGCGAATCTCACAGCATGCCACTTAAAACCTTTGCCTGCGTCTTTTCTTCGAGATCTTACAGGATCTGCTGAAACATCACCATTGGCCTTGGGAACATTTTTCCAACGTTCTTTGAATGCCATGAGTTCTGGAATTTCTTCTAATCTTTTTAGTGTCACATGATCATGATCGCGTATAGCAGGATTACACAATTCGGGGTAGATATGTAATTTTACCTCAGCAGGCCAGTTTTCACAGAATGTGTTGATCATTCTTTGACCATATTTTTTAAGACCTTCTTCGTGAAAGGTTGTAACCACTGCTATTTTCATTTTATCTTTTCCCATACGTGATAAATTCCCTGTAAACTAGTGCACTGCCATCCTGTTTTAAACAATGGCTTAGATAGATGTCTAAGTATACAATCGTTGCCTTCGACAAATATAGTCGACTTGTGCCTTTGCCAAAAATCTTCCAGGACTTCTAATTGATCAATCTTATTTAGGTCGATGAATACAGCACCAACCTGTGTTAACACATTTAAATCATTGAAATTTTCTTTGTAGATGAGATTTCTTGCCTTTGCGGATGGTGGATCTTCATCCACAACAAAAACATTGGTATATATCTCCAACAGTTGGTCGAGATTACCAAATGCCTTGCCTACAACCAAGGCGTTTTCTGTGTAACCGGATAATTTTCTTAATCTTTTTGCGAACTTGGCCATAATATCATTAAATACACAGTTATTTATTATACTAGATGCGCTTCAAATTATATCGCCGATACGGTGCACTGAACAGCCAACCAATCTTTGATGCGTTTGCACAGGGAGCACAGTCTCTTGGTTACAGCGTAGTTGATGATCACGAGGATGTTGCCGTGATTTGGTCAGTGTTATGGTCTGGCAGGATGAGTCGTAACCGTGAAGTCTACTATCAGTGCAGAAATATCAAAAAACCAGTGATCATCATCGAAGTAGGCAATCTACGTAGAAATCACACATGGCGAATTTCACTGAGTCATATCAATAATCTCGGGGAATTTGCCAACGACTCGGATCTCGACTCAGCTCGACCAAAAAAATTAGGTGTTGATCTGAGAGATAGAAGATCTGATCAACGGCCAGACATACTGATAGCGTGTCAACACAGTCACAGCCTTCAATGGGAAGGCATGCCGCCGATGAAAACCTGGGTTGAAAACACGGTGAAACAGATACAGTCTAGATCTCAGCGGAAAATCACAGTGAGACCACATCCTAGATCATTGTTTGGTATAGATATACCAGGTGTGACCTTAGAACGTCCTCAATTGATATCGGGCAGCTATGACGATTTTGATATTTTCTACAATTATCACTGTGTGATCAATCACAACAGCGGGCCTGCCGTTCAGGCTGCAATACAAGGCGTACCTGTGCTGTGTGATTCTACTAGTTTGGCCTCGAATTTGTCTATCACATGGGATCAAATAGAAACGCCCACGATGCCGGATAGACACCAATGGTTTTTGAGTCTGTGTCATACTGAATGGACTGTGGATGAAATCGGTCGAGGCATTCCGCTGGCCAGATTAATATCAAAAATCACTTGACTTCCTGGTTACAACAACGTATACTAGTGTAATGTCATCATCATTATTCGCAGAAGATATATTTCAGCTGTTTTCTCAACTGGTAGATTCCGGTCAAGTAAAAGTGCAGCATCAGGATCATTCACCTGTGGTAAGTTTTTACACAAAACTATTACAGCAAGAACCCCTGACAAAAAATCAAGCTGACTATGTGGTGAAAATTCTAGAGAAATATCAACACGCGGCTATGATAGCCGGATTAGATTATTCGGGCTCTGTGAAAAATTTCCAGTGGAAGCAACCGTTCCGCATACTGGATCTCACTAAACGAATCTATGTGGAACGAACTTCTGCCGGACAACTTGAGGTCTGTGTGAAATTCCCCTATCAGCTGAAAAAAGAGTTTGATAACCAGATAAATTCATATCAACTCACCAGCACCAGATTCAACAACTGGGATGCAGATCAAAAACTACGTCGGTTGAATCTCTATGATTTCAATCTCATAGCACTGTACGAATTTGCCAATCGAAACAATTTTCAAATAGATGATACCTTTATGAATGTGTTGGCAGATGTGGAAGAAATCTGGCAAAATCAAGAAGAAATTTTACCGGCGTCGGATATCATCAATGATAGAGTGCAACTGGTAAATGCCACTGCTGAAGCCGAACAATGGTTCAATCTTTGCTGTGTGGGCGAGACTGATAAAGATCTGCTTACAGCCAAACACATGGGATATTCATACCGCGGCCAACCTAAAAACATCAATGAAAAAATAGCTGCCCACGCAGAAAACAGTTTTTGGATCAGAACCAACGATAAGTTTTTTGACCTATATAAAAATATCACAGGCAAGACAGCAGTGATGTTAGATCGCACCGGGGACACACTGACCTGGCTACAGAAGTTTGTGACAGATGCTGATGCGCAAGGTGTTAATAGAGATGAAATCAAGGTGTGTTTTAGGGACAGCAAGGATCGCGACACTGGCATCAATGAGTGGATTAAGTTGGCTGGCGTTGGCGGCAAGGTAGAGACAGGAAGATTGTTGATATTTGAATCACGACCGGCTAAATGGTTGTTTAAAGACCTAGATGATGTTACACTGTTAGTAACAAACAATGTATTTCCTCCTACAAATGTCATAGCTAGAGATTGGTTCAACAGCCATCCTTGTGTGATATATCTTGGAGATATTAAACCATCAGAAATCAAAGGACAAAAAATTGTCGAGCTGTAAACTGATAATCCGAGACGAAGTCAATGTGAAATTTGAAGGTCTCAGTGTGGAAACTCGTCGCAAGATCGTGAACAAACTAAAATACGATCTGCCCTATGCTCGACACATGCCTGCTTACAAATTAGGAAGATGGGATGGCACTAAGACCTATTTTGGTATTGGTGGCACTGGATACCTTGCACATTTAGATGTGATCCTGCCTATCATTGAAGATTCGGGTTATGAGTTGGATATCGAAGATCTGAGATCCCCGCATAAATTTTCATTCCACCCTGTGTCAGAAACCTATTGGTCAGAGCAAGGCAAGACCTGGCCGCAAAGTCACATCCAAGCAGGTCAGCCTATTGTGCTGCGTGATTATCAATACGATGTTATCAACAAGTTTTTGGAAAATCCTCAGGCTTTGCAAGAAGTGGCCACCGGAGCAGGCAAGACCATAACCACAGCTACTCTGAGCCATCTATGTGAGCCTTATGGTCGCACGATGATCATCGTGCCTAACAAGAGTCTGGTAGTGCAGACTGAAGAAGACTATCGAAATCTTGGATTAGATGTTGGTGTGTATTTTGGTGATAGAAAAGAACTGGGGCGTACACACACTATCTGTACCTGGCAGAGTCTCAACATCTTAGACAAGAAAAGTCACGACGAAGCCACACTGACTCTGGCAGAATTCTGCGAGGATGTGGTAGCAGTGATCGTAGACGAGGTACATCAGGCCAAGGCCGAAGTGCTGACTAAACTGCTGACACAGAACTTTAAGAACTGTGCCATACGATGGGGACTCACAGGCACAGTTCCTAAGGAAGCCTGGGAATATCAGGGCATACTGGCCAGTATCGGTCCAGTGATCAATCAAGTGAGTGCGCATGACTTACAGAACAAAGGGGTGCTGGCACAATTAACCATCAATGTGTTACAAACCACAGATGTGCAGGTGTTTACATCCTTCCAAGATGAATACACGTTTTTAGTCACCGACGATACAAGGTTACACTGGATAGCTGATAAAATCACTAGCATATCTGCTGCCGGCAACACTTTGGTATTGATTAATAGGATTGACACAGGAAATAAATTAATCGCTTTGATTCCCGAGGCAGTATTTGTCAGTGGAGGTATGAAAATAGATGACCGCAAGGAAGAATATGATGAAATTAAAACAAGTGATAACAAGATTATTGTGGCGACTTATGGTGTGGCCGCTGTGGGTATTAATATTCCACG